GAGCATCTACCATATAATCTGCAGGATTAATTCTTCCCTGCCCAGAGTCAGAAACACTGAGGAAGTTTGCCCATCTTTCGAAAGATGCTCTGAGATCATATGATACATCATTTATAATGGTAACGGTCCAGGTATCAAAGGTTCTATCACCAGCAACTTTTAAAGATCGACCTCTAAAAGGAACATCAACTACACCAATATTTGATGCAGGAAGAGCGGCTGCTTTACAGAAAAATATTCCATTTTCTATGGTATCACCTTTTGTGCCACTAACAACACCACCTGGAAAATCCAAACGAACTTCAAATAAATTTGGACGAACACCACCACCAGTTAGTTTTGATCTAAAATCAGTAATTGTTCTGGAATCTGCTCCTGTACTTGGAAATGCTGTGATTGCCATTTTTTAAATCTCCGTGTTAGTTTTATTTATTGGAAAAATATCAAACTGTGCCAACTATCTCTTCAAAAGAGACGCCTGTACGAGTAGCAACAAATGTTAGACCAATGAAGTTAATCGATCTTGCTGGTTTGATGTAAATGTCAGCAATAAACTCATTTCTATCAATAACATCTGGAGTATTATTTGATTCATCACATACTAAGAGGAAGTCTGTAATACCTCTCTTAGCCTGAACATCTCTCAAATAAGGACCGACAATGTTTACGAATGTTGACCTTGTGATTGAATCGTTGAACTCAAATAGTTGAGTATTTGCTGCTGCTTTGATAGCTTTCTCAACAACTAAGAATAGGCGGCGAACATTGATTCTATCAAAGGCAGAATTATATCCTAATCCAGTCTTGTCGCCAAAGAGAATAAAACCACCACCAGGATTTGAAATAACTGGATTAACTCTATTCTTATAGAGTGCATCTCTATGTGATTGAGGAGGATTGTATGCAAGTTTAATAATATTGTTAATATTTCCTCTTTGAACACCTGCGGGAGAATACCAAGGATAAATGGTTAATTCAGTTCTAACCATTAATCCTGCAATATCAGCACTCAATGGAATGTAAATAAACTCGTTATTGAATCTATCGTAGGTGTATTTGTAACCACTATCATATACTGCATATGAAGAAGAAGGAAGTGGAGCAAAGAATGCAAGAACACCATCTCTTGCATCTGAGATAGAAGTTCTATTTACAACCTCACCTCTGTATGGAGAAATGCAGGCAACACAGTCCTTTCTACCAGTTGCAATATCAACAAGTTTAACAGCTTTTGCTTGAGAAGTTGCTCTATCACTTAAACCAGGTCCACCAATGATGAAATCGATATCATATTCATCTTGCTCAAATATTGTGTATGATGGAATAATATCATCCAATTGAACTTCAAATCCACCGATGTTAGTTGCCTGATTTGTTCCAGTAGAATAATCAGTTCCTCCAGTGATGCTTAGATTTACAGAACCTACACCATTGAAAGTAACACCTTGAGATTCTAGTCCCCAATCACCGTCAGAAAGACCAACCTCAGTGAATGTACCAGATTCAAATCCAGTTGAAGCAGGATAAATTCCATGAATTGAGTTAGCAACTGTTGCAAGAGATTTGCCTGCATATAGATATCTTGAATTATTGGCAAGATACTCTTTATAGTAAGAAGCAACATTCAGTTCCTTACCATCTTTAGCCTTAGAAAGGAACAAGTTCTTTTCTAGAATCTCTCCAGAAACTCCCGTAATTTTACCTTTGTCGTCAACGACAACAATGTGTACTTGGTCATTCTTTGCAGATCTATCAAGTGCATATTGACTTGTTGTTGGTTTATCGGCAATGTTCTTCCAGTAAACCGTTGAATTAGTTAATCCAAGAGTTTGTTGATCATACCAATCAACTGCAGTAGTGATTGCCGTTGATGCTAGAGAAACTGGTGAAGCATCTGTTCCGCTGGTGATGTGAATTGTGTCACTAGCAGAGAATACATATTGACCGCCTTCCTTATAATCAACTGCAGTAAATGTACCTGCAGCAGAAACATGACCCGTTATTTTTACATCAATATATGAAGTATTTGCTGCACCTGTATTTGAAGAATCTGTGTTAACTCCAACTACAATTGCCTTTACATAACCATCTAGAACTGATGTTGTTCCCGAACCAGCAACTACTCCAGATACAGCAACAGTAACACCATATCCAACAGTAACACCTAGACCTGCGGGGTTTGTGTTACCAAGTCCCAATCTTTGATCAGCAAAAGCATCAATAATACAAACCTTGATGTCATTTGCCCAAGAACCTGGATCTTTTGCAGCCAAGAACCAAGAAGTTGAATTAGAATAAGTTTCTTGATATTGGTCAAAGTTTTTGATCTTAAGAGTCGTTGATGCTACAGAAACACCAGCATTTGCACTCTTTAGATTATCTCCATCGCATCTTACTAATTGTAAGGTTCCACCATATCCTAAGAAATCTGATGCACTATACCAGTATTCGTAGTGATTATCTTCTAAACTTGGTAAACCAAATATTTCAATTAATTCTTTTTCCGATGTAATTTGAATGGGGTCCTCTACTGGACCTTGAGCAAAAGGTCCTGCGAAAGCACCAACAATACTAAAGGAAGCATCTACAGCTCCTACTGTTCTGTCAACTTCTCTGACCAGAACTCCTGGAGAAACTAATCCTAATGCCATTTTGACCTGTCTCCTTTGAGAATTTCAGTAACCTAAAAATATTTATTAAAAAGTTATTTTTGGGTGGGGAAACAATGCATGAACAACTTACCAGTCAGGATATTCCCATTTATCAAGAACTCTTGATATCATTCTATTTGAAACGACTCTTTTTATAGTGCATTCTTTACATTCATATGAATATGATGATGCTGTAGGACCTCTACTTTTTCTAATTTTATAAAAACCTTCAATTAGATTTTTTACTTCTCCGCAGGATCTGCACTTTCTATCATATAAAAATAAATGACCATATTGAAACTGTTCATCTATTTCCATCACATATAGTCCCACATATATGACATATCACCATATTCATCAGTAAACCATCTATCCCCAGTACTATCTACAAAAGACCCTTCATTATTCAAACCATCAACTACAAATCCAAAAGGTGACATATCTTGCTCTATCTGATTTTTTTGTTCCTCATACAAACGCTTTCTTATATCTTGATCTGTCAATTCTTTAAAATAATCTTGAGCGACCAACCAAGCATAAATCACTAGACACATTGCAAGGTCATCATTACAACCATCTTCTGCTTCAAATGAGTTATTTTTTGATATAAATGTTGTCAATTCTGAAATGACATCATAATCATTAAATATTAACTTATCTTCTTCGATTATTGTTTTTAAATTCAGTGCTCCAACTTTTTTTACCGTTTTGGACATCTTAACCCCAAGTTGAGTTTTCTTTCCAGAAAAACCTTGACCAACGATTTGTCCAGCCCTGCCTCTCATAGAACACATGAGAACATTCTGATATTCCAAATCATAATGAAGTAAAGATGCCACCTGATCCCCAATATCATTCACTTCGCATAGAATATATGCACCATTATAATTTCTTGCTACTTCATAGATGATATTTGGAAATAGCATTGGTTTGATTTCATTATTTCTATATTTCGCAACCAATCTATGTGGAAATTGCGTAATATCGATTACAACAAAAGCTGAATAATCCTCACTTACTCCTCTGGCAACATCAACTGTAATGACATAATCGTGTTCTTCTATAGGATTTTCGTAAATGTCTAAACCAGCATTTCTTTTTAGTGGAGAATCATATACAAAATTTCTTAATTTACTTGGAGCAATAAGAGTATCAACAGATCCCAAAAACTCACACTCAAATTCAACTTTAAACTGTTGATCTGAAGTGTTTGCAATTGTTTGCTTCTTCCATTCTTCATCTCTTCCAGGAACTTCTGACCAGTGAACATCTGTTGGAACATATTCATTCTTACCTTTTTCCGCATCATGCCACATACGGTAAAAATGATTCATACCATGTGGGGTAGAAACTATGATTACTTTTGTGCTTTTACCAGAAGTAATCGTTGGATATACTGATGCAAAGAACGAATCTGCGATATGATTTGGAACGAAAGCAAATTCGTCCAAAAATAGGATGTTGAATGACATACCACGAACTGCAGAAGCAGAAGTAGAAGCAGCCAAGATCTTACTTCCATTCTCAAGTTCAAGAGAACCTTTGTTCCAAGAGATGATACCCTGTTGCATCCACTTTGGTAGATTTTCATATGCTGTTTGCAATCTGTCTAATAATTCTCTAGCAGTTGCTGCTTTGTTTGCCAGGATACCTATATTTACATTATCATTGAAAACTGCATAATGCAATAAGAAAGAAACCACAGTTGTGGACTTACCAGTCTGTCGTGGCATCTTACAGATATTAAATCTATATTTGTGAAAATTATTAATTAATTTTTCCTGGAAATCATAAGTTTTAAATGACTGCAATCCCTTATCTAGTGTAACAATCTTTACATAATTCTGTGCAAAATAGACAGGATCATCCTTACATTTGATAAATTCTTCGATCTGTTCTTGCGTGAACTCAATTGGGGTGTTAGCCTTTTTTAATAAAGGATTGCCAAGATATACATCACTCATAATTACTTACCTTGTTTCTCGCCACTGAATAGTATTGAAGACATCTGTTGTTGTATTAGTGTCTAAGTTCTGAACAATAACGGCAAAAATATTACTATCATTCGAATCAATATTTTGTGCAATATAAGATCTTCTAGCTGTGGTTGGATTAAATGAAACTTGAGCAGATGCTTGTTTACCT